TCAAGAAATACAAGCTTGACCCGAGCAAATACGCCCTTTTCTGTTATGACGAATGGTCGGAGCAAGAAGAGATTGTCGAAACCTGGCCGGACGAACTGGACGAAGAAGGCAATGTAATTCGTGAAGCCGGAAGCCGTGTCGTTGAACCATACCGAGCGGCTGGCAATCGTTTTGGTATTCGCTATGACGAATTGCTTTGCTTCATCGTAGGGGCTATGTAAATGGAATGGTTCAACGGTGCCCGCTGGCGCTTAAGCCTTTCGCATTGCTTTGAAGGGCTTTTGATCCAGATTCCAGTCGCCTTGTTGTTTGGGCTGACGGCGGGCACCGTGGCCGTTATCGCGTGGTATTGGTCCCGCAAGAAGTTGGAAATTGAAATGCTTGCCGGCCACGATCAAAACCCGGTTTCAACTTGGTCGGTCGGCTGGCTCCCATGGACCTGGGATAAGTGGCGGCAGCTTGATTTGTATTTTCCCGCGGTTTCATCGGTCGCCACCCTCTTAATATTCAGTTGGAAATAACATCATGCCAGGGCAGGAAGAAAAAGAAATGTTGGTTCAATTGGCCGAATTGCGACAACAAATGGCTTCTATGAGCAATTCTGTGGACGAAATCAAGTCGGCAGTAAAAGAGGTTTTGGGCCTCGACCGGACAATCGCGGAGCTTTCGGTTCACCACCAGCAAACCGTCCGCGAAATTCAAACCCAATGGAAGAAGATAGACGACCAGCTCAAGGCCACGGAAGCGGTCGACAAGAAGGCCGACGAGTATATCAACAAGGCCCGTGGCGCCTGGTCGACGTTGCTTATCCTGGGTTCCCTGGCGCAAGCCGCGTTGCTTGGTTCCATCGCCTACACCTTTACGCACATTCGCACCGCCGAAGACGCCCTATTGCTCTTGAATCAACGCGTCGTGCAAATCGAACAGCAACACAAGGAGGGTAAACCGTGAAAGTCCTTTTCCGCCATCGGCATTTGTTCCTAATCGGCGGCGCCATCCTGGCCGCCATCGCCTCTTTATACACCGACCCCGACAGCGGCTTGTCTACGCTGCTGGGCGGCCTGGCTATCGTGCAAGGCGTTTGGGCCGTGGCCGCCGCACATTGGGGCCGCAAAGCTCTGACGGACTACCCGGAAGCCGACATGCGGCGCTTGTTCGCCAAGGCGTCCGAGGAATCGACCGGCGCCGGCCTGGCGCTTATTGCCCTGGCAATCCTGATTGTCGGCCTTCTGCTGGTCTTCGCCCCGCGGGCGCATGCTGACACCTTGCCGGCCGGTTTCGCCACATATGGGCCGATTCTGAAAGCCGAACAGCGGGCGTACTGGCCCGGCCATCCTGACCCCGCGGCGCTGGCCGCCCTGGTTGAGCAAGAGTCGTGCGCCAGCCGTGCCGCGTGCTGGAATCCCGGCGCCAGGCTCAAGACTTCCCGAGAAGAGGGCGCCGGCATGGGCCAACTTACCCGGGCGTACCGTGCCGACGGCTCCGTGCGCTTTGATGCCTTGGCGGACCTTCGCAACCAGTACGGCGCGGACCTGGCCGGGCTGTCTTGGGATAGCGTCTATCAACGTCCCGACCTGCAATTGCGGGCCGTGGTCCTTATGTCCCGGGACGCTGCCCGACCGTTCCGCGGTTCGCCCGCCTGGCTGGCCTTCGGGGATGCTGGATATAACGGCGGCGTCGCTGGCGTGCAGAAGGAACGACGGGCCTGCAAGCTGTCCGCGGGCTGTGACCCTTCCCAATGGTTCGGTCATGTTGCCGCGCATTGCCTAAAGTCCCGGCAACCCCTTTACGGCGGCCGTTCGGCGTGCGATATCAACCGGGAGCATGTGCATAACGTGTTTTTGGTGCGCCGGGCCAAGTACGTCGGGGCCATGTCATGAACCGCCTGGTCGGCATGATTACGGGCAATCCCGCCTTGTTGCTGTGGATTGCTTGCGCCGCGTTCGTGCTGGGGCTATCGTCCGGCGCCGGGGGCGCCTGGTGGGTCCAAGGACTACGCCTTGACGCGGTGCAAGCGAAGTACGACGGGTTTGTTGCCACGGTCAAAGCCGAAGGGGAAGCCGCAACGAAATTGGCCGAAGCTACGGCCGCCGAAGACAAACGGAAAAAGGAGAGTTCCGACCATGACTATCAAACAACTATTGCCGGCCTTAATGCTGACATTAAGCGCATGCGCGACGACCGTGCCCGTAGCCGTTTCGTGCCCGCCGCCCCCGCCGGTTCCCGAAGTGTTGACCTTGCCTGCTTCGACCGGGCCGACCTTGAGCGAACGTTACAACAGTTTGACGAAGCAGTTACGGGACTCATTGCAGAAGGCGACGCGGACGCCGTAGGGCTCAACGTGGCACGCTCTTGGGCGTCCGGCATTCGCTCCGGTACGTCCCTTGGAAGTCCGGCCAGTATCCGGCCTTGACCATATCGCAATAATGCGCCTGTTCGGCTTGCTGGTCTTCGTAATCCATATGACCAGCAAGCCCAAGCAACAACACCAGCGCCGTCGCAATGGCGGCAATTCGGTAACGACTCATAGTTCTACCCTATCCAAAAATAAACGGTAAGCCGCACGCATGCCGGAGAGTCCACCGGCGTTCGCCTGGTAGGTCTTGACCATTTCGACGGCCACTTCGTCCGGGAGCATGACCGGCAACCCCTTTGCCTTGGGCTTTAGGGGGGCCGTTTCCGCTTCAAACTTGGCGACCTTGGCCGCGGCCCGCTTGATGTTCTTGCGGCACTCCGGCGGCTCCGGGTCGTTCGTGTCCCAAGTGAGCCCGCACGGGGCGCAAATCATCTGGTCGCCGTACTGGCGGGCCTGGCAATCGTGGCGCTTCATGGCTGGTCGTCCCGCGGGTTGATTCGGAAAAGCTGGGCGACGCCGATGCCGACCAGCAACCAAAGGGCAACGGCGCCGGCAATCATTTCTTTTGCTCCTTCTTCCATTCCTTGTACCAAGGGGCCACGTAGATTGCGGAGCGGGTCAAGCCAACCTTTTGCGCGGCGGCGTAGGGCGTTACGCCCTGTTCCGTCACCATCTTGCGGGCCTTGACCATTGCGGCGGATTCGCGGGCGGCCATTATTCAGCCCCCAACAGTTCGACAAGGCCCTGCAGCGTGTGGCCGGCTTTGCGGATATCCAGCATGCCCCCCTTGTCTTGCTCCCGGGCCAAGTACGCAATGGCCGTGCCCTTCATGTACCCGCGGAATTCTTCGGGCGTGAGCCAGTGGCGCAAGACTTCCCACGGCTGATAGGCGCCAAGCTTCTTGTAATGGTCCCCGCCGACCTGGGTATCCAGCGCCGACAAATGTTCGTCCACCGTGCGGAGCGGTTCGCCGTCGACTTCAAACATCGACGCGACTTCGGCGGTCTTGATAGTCCCCCGGCCGCTGGCCCCTTGGTAACTGGTTTCCTCCGCATTGGACCCGCTGACCACAAACACGGCGCCGGATTCCCGGTCGGTAAGTTTCGTTCCGGTCTTGTAAATCACTTGTTGCACTCCTTTGTAATGTATTCCTGGGCCGCCCAATCGACTTGCCATTCCTCAAAAGGAACCATGTCGGCATTTTTCAGGCGGGTAATAATGTAAATCAAGGCGTTTGCGGCATGCTCCCGGTTTGCTGGGAACGGTTGCCGCTTCATTCGATATTCAAAGGCAGCCCGATACGCCGGCAAAGGCGGATTGGCGGGGTCGAGCGTCACAAGCCTATAAGTCTCATGGGCCACGCGGACCCCTTGCAAACAGGAATTGTCGGACGCCTGGGCGTTGCTACATGCCACAAGGGCGGCCAGTATCAAGAGAATTACGCGCATGGTGTGGGCTCATAATTGTCCAAAAAAGCACGGTCGCGCAACGGCATCACAGCACACCGCGGATACGTGTCGTTCTCACGGTGCATGAGTCCGCATGGGGAGTTCTGCATCTTGAAGAATGCTTTGCTCAAACCCGTGGCAATCCGCATGGCAGTTTGGCATCGCGCCAGCAGTTCAGCGTCATATTGATTTACGGCGGCATCAAATTGACTGTCGCGGGTCGGCAGCACCCGGTCGCAGTCTGGAAATCTACCGTCGATCGGTTTGAAAATTTGCCCGGCGCATTCGTATCGACCGTCCGGCGCGATGGTAATTTCAACAGTCTGCAATTTGCTTTTGGCGATCAGCTTGGCGGTATCCAAAGGGATGATGAAGTCGGCCGGGGCGAATGCTGATTTTTCAGGCATCAAGTCGTCAAATGCCAAAGACCCGTCGGTAGCGCGGACATGAACGGCGCCGTCATCTCGCACTAGAATTTGCACGCCGACCAAGTAATAACGTACATCCTTTGTCGATGCCATTCCGCAAGCAGCTTTGATAGATTGAGTTTTTACGGTAATCACTTTTAAATCTCCGGTTGGTTGGTATAGGTGTACTGTAGCTAAATAATTTATCTATGTCAACTGATAATATCCAACGTCCCGCAACATCGCTTCGGCCTTGCCGACGTACCAAGCGTAGTCGATATCGTCCGGGAATTCGTCCGGTAGCGTCATGCACGGCCGGGCACCATAGGAAAGGCTTACCGTGTTGCCGTTACTGGCGTAGACGATGGGGCCAGGCGCTTGCGTGCTGTAGTACCAGCGCACCACCTTTCCCAAGTATTCCGGCGTTTGGGGCTGGAAGCACGCGGCGTATGCTGTGGCCGCTGGTGCCAGCATGTCCCCGCGGCGCCACTTGCGGCCCTCCTTGGTCCATCCGTTGGCCTGCAACGTGCCGACCATATCCATGACCCTGGCACCCTTGCGCGGCCCTTCGCCCCACATTTTGACGCCGCCCCCGTTGACCTTCTGGATGGTAACGAACTTGCGAATATCACGGCACGCGGCAATGGTGTATTCCACGGGCACACCCTTTGCCAAGAATTCCGCCACGGCGTCCGCGCAAATCTCGACGTCGGGGTTTTTCTTTTCAGCCAAACCGGCTTTGGCATATTCCCCTTTGCGCTTCACGTCGTCCGGGGTCTTGATTGCAAAATAGTTGTTCACGTCCCGGGCATAGAGGGCGACGTAATCGTCCGTTTCCATTTCCAAGCCCGTGCGGCGTTGCCATTCAGCAATAAGGTATTCACTGACCTGCAGCTTATCCCGCGGGCAGTCAATGACTATGCCGTCGGTATTGGCCGAAATAACCGGGATTCCGTAAAGTTCGTGCCATTCAATCAGCATCAAAAGGGACAATTGCCCGGTTACTGTTGTTTGAATCAACATGGTCGGCGCAAAAAGAACGCTGTACGGGCTCCCGGTCTTTCCAAAAGTCCCGTTAATCATAATCTTGCCACCTTCGTTGCCGACCCTGGCTTCGGCATATTCATGGCTCTTTGTGTCGCCGGCCTTCTTTAATTTCCCTTGCAAGGCTTTGGCGGCTAGGCGTTCATCCTTAATGGATTCGTACTCTTTGAGGAAGGTCGGCCCAAGGGCGGGCGGCCACTCGCCGGAATTCAAAATTAGATTTGGGTAATAGCTGGCGACGTCCGGCATCCGTATTTGGTTGTTCGGACCACTCACGGCGACTAGTTTTTTCTCCTGGCTGTGCAAGCCCCCAATGCCCATTTTATAGGTCGAACGGTTGACGGTAATTTCCAGCCCTTCAAGCTGTGGCGGCATTTCCACGGCGCCGGACGGCCCTAGCCTAAAGACGGATTCGCGGACCAGTTCCAAGGCCCTTTGCAGTTGCGGGAGCGTGTAGGAAATGAACGGCGGCACCTTGTACCGAAACGCTAAATTCCAATCAATTTCCGGCTTGTAAATGCGTTGCCCAAGGGCCTGTTCACAACGGCGCTTAAGTACAGCCTCCGCGACTTGGGCATCGGACTTGCTCCGGAGGTCCAAGCCGTAGCGATTGCCCAAGGCTTCCCGCTGTTCAATCATCGGCTGCAGGGCGTCAAAGAGGGCTTCCAGCACGGCAAGGTCGTTTTCGCAATACGTGTCGACTTCCACAATCTCCGCTTCCGTGACGTAGTGGCCCGGGTCATAGGGGAGGTCGCGCATTGTCTTACAGTGAATCCGGCCGGCGTACTGCTTTTGGGAACCGGCGCCCGGGGCGACTTCCATGACGTCGATATGGTCCGCGGGGCGCCACTCCGGCAAGCCAAGTTCCCAAGGCTTCACCTTTTCAACGATGATGCGGTCGTTAAGCCATTTCAATTGCTCCGCGGTGTAGCCGGACAGCGCCGCGGTAATCATGGGGACGTCGTAATAGTTGCCGTTGAAACTGACGGAGCAATAGGCGTCGAACAACAGCCGAATGCGGGACGCGGTAACAAGGTCGAACGCTTGCCCCGCCCGTAGCCGGAAGCTGTACGCTTGACCGCCGCGGGGGCGGAACTTGAGCAACCAATAGTTGGGGAAGCATTCCGTATCGTAGAAGGCCACGGGGCGGGCCGCTGTGGCCGGCGGCGGGGGTGGGGCAATCAGCATGCTATCGACTCAATTCGTGCGGGCATGAGTGCCACGTAATCCGGGCTAAGTTCGCAAAGAACGGCGTTTCTACCATGCTTCAAGGCCACGCCGCCCGTCGTGCCGGAGCCGCCGAAAGGGTCTAAAACAGTGCCCCCCTCCGGGCATCCGGCCAATACGCAAGGTTCAATAAGTTCGGGCGGGTAGACGGCGAAATGTGCTCCCTTGTAAGGTTTTGGCGTTACTGTCCATACGCTTCGGCGGTTGCGGGTTAATTTTTCTTTTGGCTCTTCCGTACACCATCCACCTTCATTTATCCGACCAATTCCATTCATTCGGCCCATATCGGTGCGACCTTTGGACGGTTCCTGCATCGCATCGCTATCGAAAAAATACCGTTCGGATTTTGAAAGTAAAAATAAATATTCATGCGCCTTCGTGCATCGGTCGCGCACTGATTCCGGCATCGGGTTTGGCTTGTGCCAAATAATATCCTGGCGCAAATACCACCCGTCCGCACGTAAGGCAAACGCCAATAGCCAGGGAATCCCTATAAGGTCTTTGGGTTTGAGGCCGTCGGGTCGCCGATATTTGTGCTCGGTTGGCGTGCGCTTATGTTCGCCACCTGTCATTTTGCTAGACCGATTGCCACCGCTGGCCGGGTTGCTGGCGTAACTGTCACCGATATTTAGCCATAGCGTGCCGTCGTCAGTCAGTACCCGACGGACTTCGCGGAACACTTCGACCAATCTAGCGACGTAGGCGTCGGGGGAGTCTTCAAGGCCGATTTGTCCGTCGACACCGTAGTCGCGCAAGCCATAATAGGGCGGCGAAGTAACGCAGCAATTAACCGAGCGTTCAGGCAGTGTGGCAAGCGACGTTAAGCAATCGCCAATCATCACGCTTGCCACATTGTTATTTTTGAATATCAGCATTAAATCGTCTTCAAAAGGGGCGCCCGGCCCCGAAGGGCCAGGCGGTTGCGATTAGGCCAGCATCAGCCCGTTTTGTACCAGCATGGCGTCGGTCCACCCCTGTTGAATGTAGGATTCATAGGGGATGCCTTGCGCCGCGGCCGTCATTTGACGCAACGGGGAAAGCCGTTAAATCCGGTTGAAACTATGCGCTTGTCTTGGTCGACAATGACGGCGCCAACTTGGGTCGACTGGTCTTTACTCCAACTGGCAACCAGCCGGGCAAGGTCCATAAAACGGCTATCCCATTTGCTCATAATTCACGCTCATCTAAAAGGGGGTTTGTGACCCATGTTAACGCGTTCGGATTCATACGCGATAATCCAAGTGTTACGCCACGCTCTTGACCATGACAATTTACCCGACGGCTTCCTGATATCGGCGTAAGGGCATGCCGTAATAGGAAGGCCGTCGCGGGCCGCTCGGCGACCCTTTTGTTCGGCCGCAGCAAAGGGGTCGCGCTTTTTCATTTAACTTCACCAATCCAACCTTTGATTTTCAATTGCCGCGAAACGATTTCCACAGCAACAGCGCGAAGGCTGGCGTAAATCGTAACCGTGTTGACGCTCCCATTGCTGTAAGTGACAGTCAGAACGTGAGCGAGTAACGTCGGCTTACGGGCAACATTCTTAAAGCCAAGCCCATTGCAGTCAAAACAGGAGCCGCGGTCATATTTGCCACTACCGCCACACCGTCCGCACTGGCAAGAGAATTTAGACATTTGATTTGCTCCGGTTTGTTGAGTTGATGGAGTGATTTTAGATAAATAATTTACCTATGTCAACACCCCGAAACAAATAAAAATGCCCGGCCCCGAAGGGCCAGGCGGTTGCGTTAAGCCAACATCAAACCGTTTTGGACCAACTGAGCGTCGGACCAGCCGGCGGCGACGTAGGCGTCATAGGTCACGCCTTGCGCAGCTGCCGTCATTTGACGCACGGGGGCGACCGGAGCGGGCGGGGGCGCCATCGGTGCCGGAGCGGCGGCCGGCGGCGGAACCTGCACAAAGCCCGGGTTAGGAGTAACCGGGATGGGCGCAGGCGCACCCGGGACAGGGACGGAGGGCGTCGGCGCAAAACCAGCGGGCGCCAAAGGGGCCGGAGCCACGCCAGGTACTTGCGGAACGCCCGGGGGCGGCGCATAGGCCACGGGAGCGGCGGCGGGGGCCTGGGGCATCATGCCGGGCACCGGAGGCGGTGCATAGCCAGCCGGGGCGCCGGGAAGGGCCGGAGCGGCGGCGGGGGCCTGGGGCATCGGAATGGCACCGGCCGGCGGCGTCATGCTGGCGCCAGCGGGCAACGGAGCTGCGCCGAAGCCAGCGGAAGCCACGTCGGGACCAAAGGTAATTTCCTGGCCGTAGGCGCGGAAGCAAACCATGGAATGATTGAGGTAGACGCCCGGTTGCGATTGGCTACCGTTACCCTCGACGCTAAAGGCAACTTCCACGAAGTAGCCAGGTTTGCAGAAGTCTTTTTGCATGACTTGAACATAGCCGGCGCCCTCTTGCTGGTACACCTTCGGGGCGAAGCCGCCGGAGAATTTCAGAATCCAATGCCCGCGCCAGCCTTCGTTATCGCACGGCTTCCGGCCCTTCTTGTTGGGAATCTGGCTGTCGCCGTCTTCAATCTTCCACGCGAAGGCCGGGGATTGCGCGGCGTTCGGGAAAGCCTGATTGCCGACGTTCCAAATCTGTTGCCCCCAAGGCGTGTGCGCCCAATGCGGTTCCACACCCTTGGGGATTGCCAGGGCGAAAAAGTAGTTGACGCGGGGCTGGCCGGCGTTCGGGCCGGTCTTGACGACCAGCGGCTTGCCTTCGGCGTCCGTGGTCGACGGGTCATACAGGGAACCCATGACGATACGGCCGACGGGCGAAGTGATGTTAACTTTTTGTGCCATGTGGAAAACTCCTTAGATTGTGGTGCGAGTGGCTTAAAACGTCGTTGGTTGGGCAACACCACGAACAAGCGCCATGATGCCCATTTGCAGATCGGTCGCGCCGATGCTTACCCAACGTTGGTCGAGCAGGCTAGTTGCGCGGAGCTTTTCGACCAATGCGCCAAGTTGTTCACCTTGCGCTTTAATTTCATTCATCAGGGCAATTTCTTCCGCCGTCAAATCGCGGTATCCCTTAATGTGTTTATGTTGATTGTCCATCGTCTACACCTTTCCTAGTAGGTTGTACCGAATACCCGGCGGGCGTCGGCTGGATTGTCAGGGACCAATTTTACCGACCCCATGGGGATAACACTGTAAGCCTTAATGACGGCTTCGTCAACACCGGCTTTTTGCGCCTGCTTCGGCGTCTTAACTCCGGGCTTGGAGAGGTCGACGCCCATGAGTTGACCCATTGCCAGCACTTGGTCGACGGGCATCGTCCATTGCTGGCGACCGTAACCTTGTTCCGCCCGATGGTACGGCACGGAATGACCTTGGCGAATGTACGTCGCCACGGCTTCCCGCATGCCCTCGACGCGGGCTTGTAGCCGCTCTAAGGCCCGTTCCATCATTCGCAATTCAAGGCTTGCGGCGACCGGCGGCAATTCCACGGGGGAAGACCTTACGGCGAACTCCGCGTCGTGGTACGCGGCTTGCTGCAGGGCCGGGCACGCATGACGGCCGGGGCAATCCACGCATTCCGAATTGGTAACGGCCGGCGGATTCGGCGCCAGGGCAACCCCGGCCGCGTTGGCAAGCTGGTTAATGTGGGCGCGAAGGTCCGAAGCCATGACCGACCAAGTACGAACCGGCGACCCCTTGTAGAAGCAACGCGGTTGCACGACCGTAAAATTAACTTTTATGGCCTGGTCAAGAAGCCCGGGGCCTTTCCCCAGCACGTCCGCCAAATGGTCAAGAATGCCCGCGGTGCAGGCCACGCCCTGGTCGTTTTCGTATTCATCGACAAAGCGGTGCCCGAACTTGTAGTCGATAACCTCAAGGGTTAGCGCATCCTGTACGAACGCCCAAATATCAGGCGTGCCCCAGCATTGCGCGTGAATCCGCGGGATTGCGACGGGCTCTTCAACATGCAAGACTGTACCGGCGGGAATCCTGGCGCGAACCGTGTCAACCACAAGTTTGGCGCCTTCGATCATTTCGTCGGTAATGAAAACACCATTGGGCGCTTGCATGCCTTCGGACACTTGGCGCCCGGCCAGCATTTCCGCAAAGACCCAATGGGCCGCGTTGCCTTCCAGCGTTTCCGGCGTGTCCGCTTGCGGGTAAGCCTGGTTCATTGCGACCCAAAGGGCGCACAACTTCCAAGCCCCCGCCCCGGAGGGCGGAAGGATTGAATGGGCGCCGCTCATTGGCTACGGGCCGCAATCAGGGCGTCGATACGCGACGCAACCGTGGCAACCAAATCCAGCCGGTTTGCCAGCAACGGGAGGGCCGGGATACCGGAGTCGGCGCAAATCTGGGTGACTTCGGCTTGCGTGACCTTCTGGCCCTGGATAGCCGCGGAGGCACGCCCAACCAGCCCGACGAATTGTTGCCGGGCATCCTGGGGCACTTCACCCGCGGGGGCAGCACTCGGGGCCGCCGGCATGGAAGGTGCCGCACCAGCTACAGGGACGGGAGCGGGCGGGGGCGCTACCGGCTGGGGGACAGCGCCAGTCGGAGCAGGTGCAACGCCTTGGGCCAAAGGGGCGGGTGCGGCCCCCATGACCTGGCGCAATTGGGCTTCAACCGCGGCAACCAGCGCCGGGTCAACGCCACGCTTGGCCATCCAAGAACCGTCGGCGTTCTTGCGCTTGGTGCCAGCATGAATGCGGTTATCCCAAGGGAACCCCTTTGCGTCCAAATCGACACCCGCGACCGAAGAGGCAACGCCAGGCGTCGTCGTAATCGGGGCAGTATTCGCCGGGGGCGGCGGGGCAACGATAGCGCCCGCCGCAATTGCGGGGGTGGAAACGACCAAAGGGACGGGGGGCACTCCGAAGGCCGCGGCCGGAGCAAGACCCACGTCGGCAAGTGTGGGGCCGGCGGCACCCTGTCCGAAAATGGCATTCAATTTTGCCGCGTCGGCATCAAGCGCCGGGGAACCGTGACCGCCAAATGCGACGGACGCTTGGAACTCGCCGTCGTCTTTGACAAGGGCCGCAATCTCCGGGTCGAGCGCCGGGGCAGTAGTGGCGCCAGCGGCAACCGGGGCGGCGTGCGCGTGGGCGTGAATCTCCGCGACGGCGTGGCCGCACGTTCCGGAACAAGCCTTGCCGGGATAGGCCAGAATAAAACCGGCGACCGCTTCGCGTTGCTCTTGGGACAGGGCTGCAGGGTCGACGCTGATTTGCATACTCATGATGTAAGGTTCTCCGAAAGTTGATGAAGGGCATTGACTACAGGTGCCATTGTAGCCGATAATGACGAACACGTCAACAGGGTAGATAAAAATGATTTTGAACTTGGATTGCCGACACGGCCTTGCGATGCTCCCGGACAACAGCGTCGACGCGATAGTTTGCGACCCCATGTACGGGCTAGGCAAAGAGCCCGACGCGCTGGCGATGCTACAAGCATGGATGAACGGTAAAGACTATGTCCACAAAAGCAAGAGCGGCTTTATGGGTAAAGAATGGGACGCTTTTGTGCCCCAGCCGTCGATGTGGCGCGAATGCTGGCGGGTACTCAAGCCCGGCGGGTATCTCCTGGCGTTCGCCGGTACACGGACACAGCACCTAATGGCGCTAGGTTTGCAAATTTCCGGCTTTGAAATCCGCGACATGATCGCTTGGGTCTACGGCAGCGGATACCCCAAGCACCGGAGCAGCTTAAAGCCAGCCTTGGAGCCCATAACCATGGCCCGCAAGCCGGCGAAGGTGGCGACGTTGCTCAATATCGACGCGTGCCGTGTGTTATCCAACGATGCCCCCGAAGGTCGCACGCGGCACGGCGGGGGCATCGTTGGAAATGGGAGCAGTTACGAATTGCCCGACTATGAGAATAAGCCGGGATCGCCTGCCGGTCGCTACCCTGCGAACTTGATCCACGACGGAAGCGACGAGGTTGTGGCAATGTTCCCTGACAGCGCCGGGTCGGGGGGCAGCGTGCCGAACGTCAAAATTAGCGGCTATGGGGACGGGGCGGTCGGCACGGGCTCCGCTGAATACTTGGGTGGCGAACGCACCAAGGTCGATTGCGGCACGGGCTCCGCGGCACGCTTCTTCTATTGCGCCAAGGCTAGCAAGCGCGACCGCAATGAAGGCTTGGAAGCGTTCGACGCGGTCATGGCTAATTTTGCGGCCGGCACTGGCTTGTCGAAAAATGGCGACGGCTCCCCACGCAACATGAACGCCGATGCAAAAAACCCGCACCCGACCGTTAAGCCGACGGAGCTTATGCGCTACCTGTGCCGCCTGGTCACGCCGCCCGGGGGGCTGATCGTCGACCCGTTCGCTGGGTCGGGAAGCACTGGCAAGGCGGCGATTCTCGAGGGTTTCCAATTCATTGGCTTTGAATTGGACCCGCAATATACCGCCATCGCCAATGCACGATTGGAGGCTGCACGCACCAGCATGAAGGAGTCGGCTTAACCATGCCCGTACCCCTAAGACCCTTCCAAGCCGCGCTAGAATCGGAGATTTACCAAGCGTGGAACAGCGGCGCCGTCAACGTCATGCCCGTGGCGGCCACGGGGTCCGGTAAAACCGTGATTCTCTCAAAGGTACTTTACGACGAACCGGGCGCGTCGGCGGCCATCGCGCACCGTCAAGAACTGGTAAGCCAAATTTCTATTGCCCTGGCCCGTAACGGCGTGCGGCATCGCATCCTTGGCGCCAAGAAGGGGTCGAACCTGATACGGATTATCAGCGCCCTACAGGTTGCGGAGCTTGGCTATTCCTTCTTTGACCCGAACGCGAAGACCGGCGTCGGCGGGGTTGATACCGTCATACGCATGGACCCGGCCGACCCCTTCTTCATGCAAACCCGCTTGGTCGTCCAAGACGAAGCGCACCACGTCCTAAAGGCCAACAAGTGGGGCATTGCCGCCAGCATGTTCCCGAACGCCCGGTCGCTACTCCCAACGGCCACGCCGCTACGTGCGGACGGCAAGGGGCTGGGGCGGCACGCGGACGGACTGGTCGACGCCATGGTCTTGGCGCCTTCCATGCGGGACATTATCAACATGGGGTATTTGACGGATTACCGCATTTTTGCGCCGCCGTCCGACCTTGACCTATCGGCCGTGGCACTGAGCCAGGCGACCGGGGATTACAACGCGGACCAGCTACGCAAGGCGGTCCACAAGTCCCATATTACCGGGGACGTGGTGGCGCATTACCTCAAGTTGGCCCGGGGTAAATTGGGCGTCACCTTCGCCGTCGACGTTGAAGCTGCAACCGAAATTGCCGGGGCGTTCCGGGCTGCTGGCGTGCCTGCCGAAGTTGTCAGCGCCAAGACCCCGGACGCGCTCCGCTCCCAAATTCTCCGGCGCTTCAAGGCCCGGGAAATCCTGCAGCTTGTCAATGTGGATTTGTTCGGGGAAGGCTTCGACCTTCCAGCAATTGAAGTCGTGTCGTTCGCCAGGCCGACGGAATCCTTCGCGCTCTTCTGCCAACAGTTCGGCCGGGCGTTGCGCCTTATGCTGTCCAAGGAAGCCGCGGCCGTACATGCCCACTTGACGGACGAACAGCGCCGGGCGGCAATTGCGGCCAGCGAAAAGCCCGTCGCCTACATCATTGACCATGTGAACAACGTACTCCGGCACGGGCTCCCGGACGCCCGCCGGGAATGGTCACTAGACCGCCGGGAGCGCCGAAGCAACGGCAAGTCGGACGCCATCCCAATGCGGGTTTGCGTCAACCCGGAGTGCATCCAACCCTATGAGCGGATTTACAAATGCTGCCCCTATTGCGGCCACTACCCGCCCCCGCCAAGCCGGAGCGCCCCGGAGTTTGTCGACGGCGACCTGTTGGAGCTTGACCCGGAAACCCTGGCCGCTTTGCGCGGGGAAATTGCCCGCATTGACGGCGACCCGGTTATTCCCTACGGCGCCGCCCCGGAGGTTGCGGGCGCTGTCCGCCGCCGGCATTGGGAACGCCGGGAAGGTCAAAGGGCCTTGCGGAACGTTATTGCCTGGTGGGCTGGGCTTGAGAATGCCCAAGGCCGCGGGGAGTCCGAAAGCTACCGCCGCTTTTATCATCGCTTCGGGGTCGACGTTGCGAACGCGCAAACCCTCAACGCCAAGGAAGCCGCGGAGCTTGCCGGCCGTGTGGCCGCGGAGCTTGCCGAGTTCGGCATTGACGGGACCGTGGACGCCGCGGCCTATTTTTCAACGCAAGGAGCCTGACCGATGCCCCGATGTAAAAACTGTGGAAGTTACGCCATAAATCCCAATCGCCACGGGCGCGACGCCGGGGTCGACCTTGACCTTTGCGACGTTTGCTATTGGCGAAAAAGGGCCAAACCGCCGGAGATATTTACCCAAGAAAATTCCATTTACATTGCCGGACCCATGAGCGGGAAGGTCGACCACAATTACCTGACGTTTCATGCGGCGGCCAAGTTCTTGCGCGAAAAGGGGTGGACGGTATTCAGCCCCGCGGAAATCAACGCGGACGCAATCGAAGTCGACCGCCCATGGTCTTGCTGCATGCGGAAAGACCTTGCTGAACTGGTCAAGTGCGAAGCAATTTTTATGCTGTCCGGTTGGAAAGAATCCAAGGGCGCAACGTTGGAGCTTCACGTCGCGGAACGCTTGGGCATGACGGTTATTTTTGAGCGGGTCGAACAGTGAGCCCGGCCGTCTACCAATGGGCCGTGCGACACGGGGTCACTATGGCCGCACTCCAAGAGCTTGCCGGACTCTTTGGCATGCACGGCGGCCACGACCTACCGCCGGAAGTGAAGGGCACCAGTGAAGCCGCGGTACAAGCCGCCGTGCGCCTGGAAGCCGCCCGCAAAGGGGTACGTCTATTCCGCAACAACGTCGGCGCCCTGATTGATTCCCGGGGCGTCCCCGTGCGCTATGGACTGGCGAATGAGTCAAAGCAGGTTAACGAAGTCATGAAGTCCGCGGACCTGATAGGCTGGCGCCCAATGCTGATTGAACAGCGGCACGTCGGCCAATGCGTTGCGCTCTTCGTGTCCCGCGAATGTAAAAAAGTTGGCTGGCGCTATACCGGCGACGACCATGAGCAAGCGCAATTGGCTTGGGCTCAACTGGTTACGTCGGGCGGCGGCGATGCTGCCTTCTGCACCGGAATCGGCACCCTGTAACTTTATCGTTGATGCTCCCGTCATTACGCCCCACAATACCCTCTAATTTTCTTGAGTAGACAGCCATGACTAAAAAGCGCCTTTTGCCCGACGACCGTAAGCTGGAAATTTTGAACGCTGCAATCAAGGTCGCCGGTCGACCCGGCGGCTGGTCCAAGCTGACCCGGGCCGCCGTCGCCAAGGAAGCCGGTTGCGCGGAAGGCTTGCCATCAAAATACTTTGGCACCATGGTCGCCTTCCGACGTGCCATCATGCGGGCCGCCATCGTTGCCGAAGAATTGGGCGTAATTGCCCAAGGGCTGGCGGCCGGCGATAAGTGCGCCCAAAAGGCCGACCCCGAACTGAAAGCCCGCGCCCTCAACACTTTGGCGGGCTGATTCCATGCGAGAGTTACCACCAGCCCTAGCGGCAATGGGCGCGTATCGACAATTTATTGTCTACGTGTCCCAACCAAGCCGGAGCCGGCCCGGCAAAACTGACAAGTTCCCCGCCGACTTCCGCTCGGGCCGTGTGGTATCGGCGCACGACCCCCAATTTTGGACGGACCACGCGACGGCCATCGCCGCGGCGGTACAGTTCGGCGGCTCCTACGGTGTGGGCTTCGTCTTCACGGAAGCCGACCCCTTCTGGTTCCTCGACATCGACGGTTGCTTGCTGGCCGACGGCTCCGATTGGTCCCCGCTGGCAAAGCAACTTTGCGGAGCGTTTGCCGGGGCCGCCGTTGAGGTAAGCCAAAGCGGCCGGGGCCTGCATATCTTCGGGACCGGGCGCCCGCCACTGCACGGTTGCAAGAACGAAGCCTTGGGCCTTGAGTTCTACCATACGGGCCGCTTCGTTGCCCTGACCGGCACTAGCGCCGCGGGCGATTCCGCGACGGACTGTTCCGCGATATTGCCCGCCCTGGTTGCCAACTACTTTCCGCCGGACGCCGTGCAATCCTTGGAACAGGGTTGGACCGAAGGCCCCGCGGCCGAATGGCGCGGACCAGCCGACGACGACGAACTTATCCGGCGGGCGTTGCGGTCACAATCAACCGCGGCGGCATTTGGCGGCCGGGCCAGTTTTGCGGACCTGTGGACCGGGAACCTTGACGCCCTGCAGCGTTGCTATCCGGACCCCGTGCGGGCCTATGACGCCAGCAGCGCCGACGCGGCCCTGGCCCAACACTTGGCCTTTTGGACCGGGAAGGATTGCGAACGCATCAAGCGGCTTATGGAAAAGTCCGCATTGGTCCGGGATAAATGGGACCGGGAAGACTACTTGCCCCGCACCATCCTGGGGGCCGTAGGGCGTCAATTTGAAGTGCTGACGGACAAGGCCCCGGAACCTGTGGCCGGCGCCCCTGACAGCCCCGCCCCCAGCGCCACGAACGAACCGCCCAAGCCGACCTTGGTCACGGGCTCCACCTTCGCCAACAATGAAGAGCAATTGCGCCTTTTCGCGGGGTGCGTGTATATACAGGATTTGCACCGGGTCTTGGTCCCCGGCGGCGTCATGCTAAAGCCGGAGCAATTCAAAGTTGCTTATGGTGGGTACACCTTCACCATGGACACAGCGAACGAAAAGACAACCCGGGACGCCTGGGAAGCCTTCACGCAAAGCCAAGCCTACCGATGCCCCCGGGCCAATGCGCCTTGCTTCCGCCCTGACGAACAGCCCGGCGCCCTCATTCACCGCGGCGGCCAGGTATTTGTCAACACCTATTGGCCGGTCGACGTGCCCCGCAAAGTTGGGGACCCGACGCCCTTCTTGGTCCATTTGGCAAAGGTCTTGCCGGACGACCGCGACCGCCTGATTCTGCTTTGCTACATGGCCGCATGCGTACAGCACAAGGGCGTAAAGTTTCAATGGGCACCCTTGCTGCAGGGCGTCGAAGGGAACGGCAAAACCTTGTTCACCCGTTGCGTTGCGGAAGCCGTGGGGCGCCGGTATGTCCATTGGCCGAAGGCGTCCAAGCTAGCCGCGCAATTCAATTCATGGATGCTTGGTAAAGTCTTCTATGGCGTGGAAGATATCTACATTCCGGACAGCCGGGCGGAAGTCTTTGAAGAATTGAAGCCGATGATTACCGGGGGCGACGGCCTTGAGATTGAAGGCAAGGGCGTCGACCAAATCTCCGCGGACGTGTGCGGTAATTTCATGCTCAACAGCAACCATAAAGACGCCGTGCGGAAGACCCAAAACGACCGCCGGATTGCCATTTTGTTTTGCGCCCAACAACAGGCCGAAGACTTGACCCGGGACGGCATGAGCGGCGATTACTTCCCGAGGCTCTATGACTGGCTCAAGGGCGACGGCTATGCCATCGTTTCCGAATTGCTCCATTCTTTCCCAATCCCGGACGAATACAACCCGGCGACCAGTTGCCAGCGTGCCCCCGTCACCACGTCGACGGCGCTTGCCATTGCGGCCAGCACGGGCGGCGTCGAACAGGAAGTCAACGAAGCGATAGCCCAAGGGCTCCCCGGCTTTTGCGGCGGCTGGATATCTTCTATCCAACTCGACCGCATGCTGGAACGCCTGGGGGTTGCCCGCCGCGTCACGCACTCCAAGCGCAAAGAAATGTTGGAAGTGATGGGCTACTCCTACCATCCCGCCCTTGTGGAAGGCCGCGTCAACAATCTGGTACTTCCGGACGGCGGCAAGCCCCGCTTGTTCATCCATAAGGACAGCCAGGCCCGCCACATTCAAGGCGCCGCCGAAGCCGCCAAGGCTTACGAACAGGCGAACAACCATAGCCGCGTGCCGTTCCCCGTCCACCCATAGAAGCCGGAGCCCGTGCAAAAATCTTTTGAATTTGTGTTGACATAGATAAATAATTTATCTATACTCCGTTCATCAACTCAACAACCGGAACGACGAACATGAAGACGTACAACCTGCCGAAAAAGCTAGCAAAACAAGCAATGCGCGAATGTGACAACGAACTGCGGGCACAGCACAAGAAAGGGCAGTTCGACGACGGCGACCCAAATCATCCGAAGTTTAACGACGGTTTCAACTATGCGACCGGCAAGTATGTCAACTTATTCGGTTATGCCCAAGACGAATTTATGGTAAAGCAGTACAGATAACCAACCGCCCCGCAAGGGGCTTTTACTCTATCACTTGGAGAGGTGAACCAATGGAAGACTTTACCCGCGAACTGACCCCCGGCAACATGAAAGCCGCCATGAAAGCCGTCGGCGCCGTAAGTGCGGACCTGTGGCAAGTGGAACCGACCCGGCTCCGCATCCTTGAGGGCTTTAACGCCCGCGTCAAAAATGAAGCGTATGCCGGCCGCGTGCGCTGGATTGCTGACAGCATCAAGGCAAACGGCTATTACAGGGACAAGCCGTTGACCGGCTTCGTGGCGCTGGAAGAGGGCACGGAAGTTATCTACGTCACCGGGGGGCACCGCCGGCACGAAGCGGTATTGCTGGCGCTTTCGGAAGGTGTGGAAGTGGCCGCCGTGCCCGTGGTAATCAAGCCCCGCGGCACCAGCATGGAAGACCTTACCGTTGACCTTGTCACGGGCAACGAAGGGGAACCCCTGACCACCTACGAACAAGCCGTCGTGTGCAAGCGCCTGGCCGCCTTCGGCTGGGAGTCCAAAGAGATTGCCCGCCGCTTGGGATACTCCGGGGCACAATACGTCGACGCCCTGTTGTCCCTGGCATCGGCGCCGCTCCCGGTTCGCCGCATGGTAATGGAGTCGGTCATATCGGCCACATTAGCAATTGACAGTATCAAGAAGCACGGGGACAAGGCGGGCGACGTGTTACTGGCTGCCATGGTCAAGTCGGGGACCGGCCGCGTTACCGCCAAGCACTTGCCGCAAGCCGAATTTAAGAAGGTGCTACGCAAACAGGCGGAACCCATGCACCAAATGTTGACCACGCTCATGGACGACCCGGGCTACAAGCAATTGTCCACCAAGTTCCAAAAGGCGCTTGTCGACCTGTTGGAGAGCATGAAGAAATGACGGAGCTATCAATCACCGTAAGCGTTAAATCCCGCTGGTGGACAAAGCCGCTTTTGTTTGCGGCCGGCGCCCTATATGCCGCGGTTTTCCGCTGGGGCATTAAGTTTGAAGTCGAGAAATAACCGTTGCCGACGGTAAATTATTTATCTATAGTTAGGCCCGTAGCATCCTTAATTCACCTGGAGAGGTACACACCATGAAAATTGAAATCAAATCCCGCTTTTCGCTGGAAATTCTTTTTAGCCACGAATGCGAAAACAACAGCGACGCAATTACGTTGGCCGCCGCGATAAACGCAAAAGCGAACCTTTACGGCGCGGACCTTCGCAGCGCGAACCTTTACGGCGCGGACCTTCGCAGCGCGGACCTTTACGGCGCGGACCTTCGCAGCGCGGACCTTCGCGACGCGAACCTTTACGGCGCGGACCTTCGCAGCGCGAACCTTTACGGCGCGAACCTTTACGGCGCGGACCTTTGCGGCGCGAACCTTTACGGCGCGGACCTTCGCAGCGCGAACCTTTACGGCGCGAACCTTTGCGGCGCGAACCTTTACGGCGCGAACCTTTACGGCGCGGACCTTCGCAGCGCGAACCTTTACGGCGCGGACCTTCGCAGCGCGAACCTTTACGGCGCGAACCTTCGCAGCGCGAACCTTCGCAGCGCGAACCTTCGCAGCGCGGACCTTTGCGGCGCGGACCTTTGCGGCGCGGACCTTTACGGCGCGAACCTTTGCGGCGCGGACCTTTGCGGCGCGAACCTTTGCGGCGCGGACCTTCGCGACGCGGGTAAACTGACGGGCGACCGTCCCTATTTCGCGGTCGGCCCGATCGGTTCTCGGCAAGACATTTTGACGGCATTCCTCACGGAAAAGGGCGTTTACCTTCGTGCCGGTTGCTTCTTTGGCACCGTGGAAGAGTTCCGGGACAAGCTGCAAGGGGAACACGGCGACAACGTGCATGCCGTTGAATACCGGGCCGCGCTGGTGCTGGTTGAAGCCCATTACAACGTCTGGCCGGCTACCGTGGTCGAAGAGGAAGCCCCGGCGGAATCCTAAATAACCAAGCGCAATTTATAGGCCCGCCGAGTGCGGGCTTTTTCTTGTTGACATAGGTAAATTATTTATCTAATATCTAGGGCGTCAACACAAACAACCGGAGCGCAAACCATGAGCCAACTATTCAAGACCGCCGATGCCGTTAAGTTCGTAAAGAACGCCAAGGCCGGCACTTCCTTTTGCCTGCACGTCCGCAACGACGCCCCAATTGAAGGGGAAGACGACAAAGCGTTCATTGGTTGCGCTGGCGGCTATGTGCGCTTGAGCCGGGCCGAAGCTGCCCGCATTGTGGCCGACTACATCATCCCGAAACTTGAGGAACGCGGCGCCCGTGTACCGATCAACGTCACCCGCTACGAATCGGCCGGCAAAGAGCGCATTACCTATTGGATAGGCTGACCAGCCCGAATGCCACACGGAGCCCCGCCAAGGGCTCCCGCGGCTACTTGAAGGACATAGGGGGCGTCGTATCCGCTTCGACGTAACGTTGGGCCGCTGCAATGGCTTTGGCCCTGCCAGCGTTCGCGTCGATACTGTGGCCGTTGAGCATGCCGTCGGCCAGTTGGCGGACTTGGGGCACGTCTTCCGAATGGCAATAGAACGCATAAAGTCCCGTGCCCGCGGTCTTGTCTTGGGGTAGCAAACGCGGGTCGACGTCCCCCAGCGTGATAACCGGGTTACGCATGACGGCGAAGGACCACACGGCCGCCGCCAGGGCGTCCCGGTCAACCTCATAGCAACGCAAGCGAACTTGCACCAAAAGCGCCTTTGCTTCCTTGCGTTCGACGGTCGCTTGGTCACTCGACGGCCGATTGTGCGCCCGGATGCAACCGCTACAAGAACCGCTAGAAGTGTACCTATAGGTTAAATGGCCGTTCTTGCAGGGAATCCCCGTAAAATATTGGCTTTGGCCTCTTACCTTCGCGTCGGCCCGGCTGGTGTAATTTTGCATGGTTTACGCTCCTAAAATTGACGTTATGATTTTAGCGCATCTTACCCGCCGCCGCAAGTAAGACATAACCCCCGGCGAAAGTAAGAACCCCGGGTCGCATTCCCCGCACGCTTGCAATCCTACGGCACTGTAGACCATCTTAACGTAAGATATGATTATTATAATAACCTTACTGTAATGTAAGAGGGTCTAAGGTGTACAGCGTTCTATTATTACGGGGTATAGGGGTATTATATAAAATAGAGTAATAGAATCAAAGGGTTAGAGTACCCACCCCGTAATTTTAGCCAATGGGGTAACAGGGTAAAGGGCACCGAACCAAGAGCGACGCCCCGTTGTGGTTGCAATTGTGGCCGCCAAGGGCTAGAATTAAGACACTATGAGCCTTACACCTAAACAACGCCGATTCGTGAACGAGTATTGCGTCGATGAAAACGCGACGCAGGCCGCCATACGCGCTGGATACTCAGAAAACGGGGCGGGACAGCAGGGCCATTTGCTATTGAAAATTATAAAAATTCAAGAAGCGATAGCCGAACGAATGAAAGAATGCGCCGTCGCTGCCAGCATTACGCCAGAATGGGTCGTCGGCCAATGGGCCAAGATTGCAACGGCCGACCCTAACTCAATCGTTCAAGTTCGCCGGACCTGTTGCCGCCATTGTCATGGCTTCGGCCATCAATACCAATGGACGGAAGCGGAATACAGCGTCGCCGTCGACCGGGCTGTGGATTCCGGGAAGCCCGCTCCCGACGGCATGGGCGGCTTTGGGTTCAACCCGAACGCGGCGCCAAACTCCGATTGCCCCGAATGCGGCGGCCTGGGGATTGAAGACGTCCACGTCGCGGATACCCGGAAGCTACGCGGGCCGGCAAAGGTGCTTTATGCTGGCGCCGAACGGACCCGCAACGGCATCAAGATTCACATGCGGGACAAGGACGCCGCGGTCGCCAACTTGGCCCGATACCTGGGCATGCTGGTCGATAAAAAGGAATTCAGCGGCCCCGGCGGCGGCCCCATTCCCATGGCGAATTTAACGGCGGACGACTTGACCGACGCCCAACTGGCCGCGATTCTCAGGGCGACCGATGCTCCCGACGAAGCGTGAGGCCGCCGCCGAACTGTTGAGGCGTAGGGATGCCCGGCGCCAACTGGCTGCCTATATCCTCTTCACGAACCCGAAGTACAAACAAAGCGGCTTTAGTGCCGCGGTTTGCGCTGCCCTCGACCTGTTCCTTGATGACATGCAAGCGGGCAAGCGGCCCATTCTGATTTTGCAGGCCCCGCCCCAGCACGGTAAGTCGGAGATTGTGAGCCGCAAATTGCCGGCCTATATCCTGGGGCGCTTCCCGGATTGGCGGGTCGGCGCCGCGTCCTATTCGGACGAACTGGCAAACGCCATGGCCCAAGACGTGCGGCGCAACCTGGCCGACGACAAGCATCGGCGGCTATTCCCCCAGCCCGCGGAGAAACGCCGCTATGACGTCAACCGCACGGGAGAATTTACGGCGCCAGGCGGGGCGGGCGGCTATCTTGGCGTCGGTGTGGGTGCTGGCCTGACGGGACGCCCGGTCGATATCGGCATCATTGACGACCCGGTGAAGAACGAAAAGGAAGCCTTGTCACCAACGGTCAAGGAAGGGCATTGGAACTGGTATCAAACCGTTTTCACGACGCGGTTATCGGAAAACTCCGGGCAAATCATCATGGCAACGTCATGGGCGGAAGACGATTTGCCCGCCCGGATTTGCAAACACTTTGCCGGCGACCCGCGGCTTACCGTCTTGCGCTTCCCGGCCATCAATGAACCCGGGGAAGTTGGCTATAACCCGAACTTGCCCCGCGGCCCGCTGGTCCCGGAACTCAAAAGCCTGGCATTCCTGCAAGAAGTCAAAAGCCTGTTTAGCGACTACTGGTGGGCGGCCATGTACCAGCAATGCCCGCGGGCGCTGGGTGGCAACGTCTTCAAGGAAAGCGGTTTGCGCTACTACTTCCCCAAGGACTTGCCGGCCAAATTCGACAAGGTCTTGGCTTCCTGGGATTGCACCTTTAAGGACACGGACGGCACGGACTTTGTCGTCGGCCAGGTATGGGGCAAGGCTGGCGCCAATGCCTACTTGCTGGGCCAGGTTCGCGCCCGCATGTCCTTTACCAAGACCGTCGGGGAAGTCATCAAGCTAAAGAACGAATGGCCCAAGGTCCGGGAAATTCTGATAGAAGACAAGGCCAACGGGCCGGCGGTTATCGACACCCTAAAGGGCTCCGTTTCGGGCATCATCCCGATTGAACCGGACGGCTCCAAGCTGGCACGGGCGCACGCCGTAACCAGCTATTGGGAAGCGGGTAACGTGTGGCTTCCGCATCCGGACACGGCGCCATGGGTGAAAGACTTGGTCGGGGAGTTGACCGGATTCCCGGCGGCGGCCAATGATGACCAAGTCGACGCCCTTACCCAAGCATTGCGCCGCCTGTATCCGCTGTTCAACAAGTTGAAGATTAGCCAAGCGGCGCTCGATAAAGCCATGGGGCGCGCATAGCAAAAGGCCCCTTGCGGGGCCTTTGGGGTGCTTAGAGTTTCCCGAAGTTCCAAAGTCGCGTAACGCCTCCGCGTGGTCCAAACGCGGTCAAGTGCAAATCGCCGTTTGCTCGAATTACCAGCATGTTGACTTGCTTGACGGCATTGTCGGTTGCAAAAACGTTGCGTGCAGTCATTTTCGCTTGATGTAAGGTCGGTAACTTGGTGCGGGCTTGAATATCGGCCAGGGCCGCCAAGTCGGCAATGTCAAAGAGTTCGCGGAGAGGGCTGGAAGAAGCGGGAAGCTTGAGGGACATGGCGGGAACTCCAAAGAAGTGGTTGACGCTTCCTATATTAGATAAATAATTTATCTACGTCAACAGATATTTTGCAAAAATAATTATTTTCCCGTAAAATAAACCCATGGAACCTATCGTCAAGCGCCCCGTGGGTCGGCCTCGTAAGACCCCCAAAGTTGACGCCCCCGCCAAGCCCAAGGGGGACGGTTTGCGTCGTGCAGCGGAGCGGGCCAAGGCTGGTGCCAGCGCCGCCAAATCCTACGCCTTCCCGGTCAAGCCTCCGGAACTGGCGCCCGGCGTCGTCCCGGCTGGTGTGACCGCCCCCGTAATGGCGCAAGACTCCAACCAATACGCCTACGCGGCCCAAACGTTCCCCGGCGGCGGCTTCCCTGGCTTCGCGTACCTCTCCCAACTGGCGACCCGCGCCGAATTCCGGCAAATGGCTTCCGCGCTGGCAACGGAGTTGACCCGGGAATGGCTGGAATTCACCAGCAAGCAAGACGACGACACGGATACCGCGGAGAAAATCAAAGCTATTGAGGAAGAATTTAAGCGGCTCAACGTTCGCGGGGCAATCCAAACGGGAACGGAACATGATTGCTATTTTGGCCGGGCTCAAATCTTCTTGGAGATTACCGGCGCCGACCGTTCGACCCCACTTATCCTTGACCCCCGCACGATTGCCAAGGGCAGCTTTACGCGCATCATCCCGGTCGAAGCTGTGTGGACCACCCCGGCCGGCTATAACGCCTTGGACCCCGTGGCGCCTGATTTTTACAAGCCGTCCAAGTGGTTCATGCTGGGCCAAGAGGTCCACGCGTCCCGCCTTATGACCATCGTAACCCGGCCGCTTCCGGACATTCTCAAGCCGGCGTTTAACTTCGCGGGTATGTCCCTTTCCCAGCTTGCGGAGCCTTATGTCGACAACTGGCTCCGGACCCGTCAAAGCGTGTCGGACCTGCTAAACAATTTCAGCATTACCGCGCTTGCCACGAGTATGGACCAAGTGCTGCAGGGGGACGACGACGGCGGCGATTTGTTCGCACGGGCCGAACTCTTCACGGCCACGCGGAGCAACAAGGGCTTAATGCTCTTGGACAAGGACCGGGAGGAATTGGTACAAATCAATACCCCGCTTTCCGGCCTGCACGAACTCCAAGCCCAAAGCCAAGAACAAATGTGCAGCGTGTCCCGCATGCCGGCCATTGTTCTTACCGGCATTTCTCCCAGCGGCTTGAATGCTTCCAGCGACGGCGAAATCCGCATTTTCTACGATTGGATTGCGGCCCAACAGGAAGCCCATTGGCGGGAACCGCTGGAAGTTATTTTGAAGGCCGTACAGCTTTCACTATTCGGGGAAATCGACCCGGATATCGGCTTTAACTTTGTCCCGCTGTACCAAATGACGCCGAAGGAAGAAAGCGAAATTAGGCTTTCCGATAGCCAGGCGGATTGCGCCTATATCGCGGCCGGTGTGGTCGACCCGTCCGAAGTCCGGGAACGCCTGGCGAAAGACCCGAACAGCGGATTTATGGGGCTGGATACTTCCGTCGAACTGGTCCCGCCGAATCCGGAGCCCGCCCCGGGCGAAGCGCCGCCGCCGGGACTTGAAGACCAACCGGGGGCCGCCAGTGGCGCAACAGCCTAAGACGTGCCGGGCGGTCCCGGCCAATCGCGGTATTGAAGCCAAATACCGTAAGGCCCTGCAGCGGCTCATTGCGGAAATGCACGCGTCGGTCGAATACTGGCTAACCGCGGCTTATCGCAAAGACCCGCCGCGCATGGCCGCCTTGGTTGAACAGGCGCAAGACGCCATCTTGCTAGGTGCTGACGCCAGCCCGTCCGCCAAAATCAAAAAGATATTGGACGAACTGGCCCGCCGGTGGACCAAGCGGTTTGAAGACTACGCCCCCAAGCTGGCGGAAGCCTATTTGCAAGGCATGTTCAAGGCCAGCGACTCCGCGTTCCGGCAAGCCCTCAAGGAAGCCGGTTGGTCCGTTGAATTCAAGATGACGCCCGCGGTACGCGACGCCTTCAATGCCAGCCTTGAGGAAAACGTCGGCTTGATTCGCTCTATTCCTGAAAAGTATTTGCAACAGGTAGAGGGAACGGTAATGCGCTCCTACAGCGCCGGCCGTGACCTGGCGACCATGGTCAAGGAGCTAAAGCAACTTTACCCGGCGGCCAGCCATCGGGCGGAATTGATAGCCCGGGACCAATCGAACAAAGCGAACGCCGTCGTCAACCGCGCAAGGCAAATGGAACTTGGAATAACGGAAGCCATTTGGATGCACAGCCACGCCGGGAAGAATCCGCGCCCTGACCATGTGACAGCAAACGGGAAAAGGTATAAAATCGCGGAAGGTTGCCTAATTTCCGGGGAGCATATCCAGCCCGGAGAGGAAATAAATTGCCGATGCACAAGTCGGCCGATACTGCCAATTTAGATAGGAATATCCCATGAGCAACATTACTACTGCAGACATTACGGGGGTTTTTAACCTCGACACCGGGCGGCTTATCGGTATCGCGCCGAAAGGGGTGAACGACGTAACTTACCTGGCCGGGCAGGATACTCAAACCGACGGGCTCCCGGTTACGTCGAAAACCAACCCTCTCACCGGGAGGAATAGATTTTCGATCACTGACGTTGGCGAAGCGCAAGTAGCCGTCGCGGCTCCGCTTGTGTCGTGGGCGGCATCGGAAGGCACTCTCGCGCTTATCTCTGTAAATGGTGCGCCTGAAGCCGTCGGGCGAGGCGACTACAGCGATGCAATCAAGGCCGCGCCGCTGAAATGCACGTTCAAAGCCAGCACGTCTTACAACGCTGAATTCAACCTGACCACTGGTGTTAGCTTTGCGCAGTTGCGCACAATGCAAATCCCGTTCAAGTTTTCGAGCAATGTCGGATTTGTCGACGGGGTCAATCCTATTCAAATCTGGATTTACTCGGCAGACTTTACGAAATCAGCGAAGGCGCGGATTGAACTTGGAAATCTTCGAGCAAACAAATGGAACATGATTAGTTTTGCTGCTGGTGCCGCGACTGAAGGCTGGTCATTTGCTGGTGGATGGACTGCAACGACTGACCTTGACGCTGAAATTGTTACCCGGCTTCGTATCTTCGCGACTGTACCGGCAACGGCTGACGGGGTGACAGTTGAAATCGGGCCGTTGATGAAAAATGCACGGCGCAAGGGCATGGTATCAATCGTCAATGACGGCGAGTACGCAAGCCAGCGGGACTACATCCTGCCAATCCTTGACGGCTATGGTTTGCGCTCATCGTTGGCGCTTGTTGGTGGGAATATCGGCCTTAGCACGACCTACATGAATGAGGCGCAGATCATTGCTGCGTACAACCGAGGGCATGAGTTAATCCATCACACCTTTGATAACAGCAAGGTGAATGGGTACGCGAACGCTACTGACTGGCCTACGCAATCCAGTATTTACAACGACATCGTTGCATCGCAAGCGTGGCGTAGCTCTCGCGGCCTATCTCGCGGCCTGAATTATGCGGTGCATGGCTACACCTGTCCTTTTGCGCAAACCGTGGCGCAAGCGCGTCAGGATTTAGTCTCAGCGGCTTATGAAGCGGCGGGAATAAAGGCGATACGGTTGATGAGTCCGGTCTATAACCGTACTCAGCCAATTTGCGGAGCGTTCGACCCACTGCTCGTTCAGGGGGCGCTTGGGGTGACGAACACCACAACCGTGACAGACTTTCAAAATGTAGTCAATTGGGCAATATCGCGGGGTGAGTGGGCTGTTATTACCTTGCATCGTTCTGTCATCACTGCCCCCGCTGCCCTTCAGGTATTGAACGCTGACCTTGATACGGCGATGGCGTACCTAGCCGGGAAGGTGCGCAGCGGTGAGGTTGATTGCTTGCCGTTTGGCGAGGCTGCTCAACAGTTCGGTTTCTAATCCCCTCGATTCAAATTTCGACAATCTCAGCACGATGACCATAAATTTACGCATGCAACTAAGTTGGCCGTTTTACTGGACGGCCAGCGGAGCGGCGACGTATTTCGACCTTCCGCCTGGTGACTGGTACGGTATATATTGCGCCTACAGCCTTTAATGCTCATAATCCAACATTATGCCGACCATGAAATTAGCCTTTGACCGAAGCGCCCGCCGGATTGATGCCGACGGACGGCTTCACGTCGACCGCTCCCATATTTCAAAGGCCACGGTCAACCCGTATTACGGCAAGGAGATTCCGGGCTATGAAGCCTTGGGCCTGCAGCCGGATACGGTTTACCGCTTGTTCCGCGACCCTGTGGAATTGGAGCGCGGGGCGGCCACATTCGCCCGGCTCCCCATTCTTTCCGAGCATGTACCCGTTACCGTTGAAGCCCCGCGGCCTGATTTGGTCGTCGGCGCCATCGGCTCCGAAGTTGTTTTTACGGCCCCGTATCTCGACGCCGACCTTTGTGTTTGGGACGCGACGGCCATCGCGGGCATAGAAACTGATAAAGTACGCGAATTATCCTGTGCGTATCGTTACGTACCCGTTATGGAGCCCGGCGAATTTGAAGGCCAGCCCTACGACGGACGCATGACGGAAATACAGGGCAATCACCTGGCATTAGTTGAGGTTGGCCGTGCCGGGTCCGACGTGGTAGTGGCCGACCGAAACCCTTTCATACTCAAGGAATCCGCCATGAAAATGAGCAAGCTGGGCAAAGCCCTCTTTGCGGCATTGTGCGCGGCCTCTCCTGTGCTTGCGGCGGATTCCGCCTTGCCGGCGCTGGTAGGCAATGCCAACCGCAAGACCTTCAAGAAGGATGATGTTAAGGCCAAGCTGCTGGCCCTCGACGCGTCCATCGACTCCAATCAACTCGACGCCGTTCTCGACGCAATTCTGGACGTGGAGCAAGACCCGAAGCCGGTCGAAACCCCGGCCGCCGCCGCGGACGAATCGCCCGCCGACAAGCTTCGCGCCCTCCTGGCCGGCAAGGTTGACGACGCCACGCTTGAAGCCGCTTGCGGTCTTCTGGCTGCCCCGGCCGCCGACGAAAAGCCGGAACCGGGCATGAAGAAGGAAGAAGTCGACGCCGCCATGGACGGTTTGCGTAAGGAATTGCGCGAAGCCGAAGAAGCCCGCCGCGACGTTCGCGCCGTCGTTGGCGACGTCATGGGTATGGATTCCGCCGCCGCGGTCTATGGCTTCGCCCTGGACCACATGAAGGTCGACCGCGCTGGTGTGGAAGGTGCCCCGGCCCTTCGCGCCTTGTTCAAGGTTGCCGCCGCCCACAAGGTCGCGTCGCCCGTGCATGTTGCTCAAGACTCCGCCGGCCTGGCCGCGAAGTTCCCGGGCGCCGCACGTTTCAGCCACGCATAATAGGAGGTAAATACCATGGGCTTTCAAACTCAAGTTAACGCACAGCAGGCCCCGGCTTGCGCTGGCGACTTCGCTTCGGCCAATCCCCGGGCGGCTACCGTGTCCCCGGAAGGCGGCTTTGTTGCTGGCGCCGCTGGCGTCACCGTTGGCCGCTTCGCCTGGATTCAATCCGACGGCGTTACCGTGCTGAATACCGGCACCGGCAAACCCGACGGCTTCATTCACCGCGACCAACAGGCGCTTATTTCGACCTACCTGGCCGAAAGCGGCAACCTGATTCCGGTCGGCTTCCCCGTCACGCTCATGCGTACCGGCGATTACTACGCCCTGGCGAATGGTTCCGCCGCGGCCAAGGGTGAAAAGGCTTACGCCAAGTTCCAAGACGGTTCCGTCCGCTTTGAGCCGACCGCGTCCGCCCCCGCTTCCGCTTCCATCACCGCCGCACAATCTGGCACGACGCTTACGGTTTCCGCCGTTGGCTCCGGCGCCCTGAGTGTTGGCGATCGGGTCACGCAAGCCAGCGGCACCCCGGCTTACATCACCGCCCAACTGACCGGCACCGCGGGCAGTACCGGCACCTATACGCTGAGTGTTTCGCAAACCGTTTCCAGCGGCGCCGCGACGGCAACCAGCTACATTGAAACCGACTTTGCTTGTTCCCGTGATTCGGCATCCGGTGAACTGGCGGTCATGTCCTTTTAAGGAGCGACCAGCATGAACCCGATTCTCCAAGCTCTGATGGGCCGTGCCGGTATCCACTTCATGGGCGTCAACGCCGACTTCCAAGCGGAGGGCGCCGCAATGGGCCTTCGCTACGCGCAAGACGGTTTCGCCTGCGATGCACAGCCGACCCTGATTACCACCAGCAATGCCGGCATTCCGGCGTTCCTCTCGACCTACATCGACCCCAAGCTGATTGAGGTTTTGGTATCGCCCATGAAGGCGGCCGAAATCGTGGGCGACGAAGTCAAAAAGGGCGATTGGACCACCGAAACGGCAATGTTCCCGGTCGTGGAATCCACGGGCGTTACGTCCGCCTATGGCGATTACAGCGAAAGCGGTAATGCCGGGGTGAACTCCAACTTCCCGCAACGCCAGTCGTTCCATTACCAAGTCATGACCCAATGGGGTGAACGTGAGCTGGAACGCGCCGGCCTGGCCCGTATTGATTGGGCCAACCGCGTCAACATCGCGTCCGCTCTGACCCTGAACAAGTACCAAAACAAAACGTACTTCTTCGGCGTTTCGGGCCTGCAAAACTATGGCTTGCTGAACGACCCCGGCCTGTCCGCCGCTGTAAGTCCGATTACCAAAATCGCTGGCGGCACCAGTTGGGCGAACGCTACGGCGCAAGAAATTAACGCCGACATTCAAAAGCTGTACAAGCAGCTTCAAACCCAAGCCAACGGCCTGGTCGAACTCGATACCAAAATGACTTTGGCAATCTCGCCAATTTCGGAAGTGTATTTGACCAAGACCACGGACTTTAACGTCAACGTCGCGGACATTCTGAAAAAGAATTTCCCCAACCTGACAATCAAGACCGCGCCGGAATACTCCACCGTTTCGGGCGAATTGGCCCAACTGATTGTGGACGACATGGAAGGCCAGCGCACCGCGTCTTGCGGCTTCACCGAAAAAATGCGGGCGCATCCGATTGTGGTCGGCGCTTCCAGTTTCAAGCAGAAGAAGTCGCAAGGCACCTGGGGCACGGTCATTTTCCGCCCGTTCCTGATTGCCCAAATGCTGGCAATCTAAGCAGCAACCCGGGGGCTTCGGCTCCCGGGCTTTTCACCATCTAGGAGAGTAACGAACATGGCTACCGTAAAAACTGTGCTGATTTGCTGCAAACTGCCCCACGGCCTCATTCTCGACCACCCCTTGGACGTGTCCAAGAAAGTGGAACTTGCCGGCTTGAACAAAGCAATCATCATTGGCGCCGATTGCGCCACGACCCCGGTCGACGGTGAGTTTTGGGAAACCTGGAAGACCGTCCACAAGGACCATCCGGCCATCAAGTCCGGTGCCATCTTTGAAGCCCGCACGACCGAAGAGGTCAAGGCCAAGGCCAAAGAATTGAATGAAGAAAAAACCGGCTTTGAAGCCATGCCGCAAGAGGCTATGGGCGTCAAGGTTGCTGATACCAAGGAGTAAGCGAAATGGCCGCCGTTGTATTCGACCCGACCGCATTCAAAGCGCGTTACCCCGAATTCGCGGCGGTTCCTGACGCTACGCTTACGGCCTGCTTCATGGAAGCCGGCTTGTATCTGTCCAATGCGGACAATTCGCCCGTGCAGAATCTTACCCGCCGGGCGACCCTTTTTAACATGCTGACCGCGCACGTCGCCTATCTTGGCGGCCTTCTAAGCGCGGACGGCATGCCGCGGCCCGTGGGGCGCGTTTCGCAAGCCAGTGAGGGGTCGGTATCGGCTTCCTTTGATGACGTAGCGGCGACGCCTGGTTCCGGCGCCTGGTTCCGGCAAACCCAATACGGGGCCGCCTTCTGGCAAGCGACAAGCAGCTTGCGCGGCATGCGGTACATACCATGCCCGACAAGGTATTGAGCGGCGCCGACGGGGTCATGAAGGCCCTTGAAGATATCGCCCGCAAGATGGGCGGCGGGGAAGTTGCGGTCGGCTTCATGGAAGGCGCAACGTATCCCGATGGAACGCCAGTCGCCGCCGTGGCCTTCTGGAATGAGTTTGGCAAGGGCGTTCAAAGCGAAGAGGGCAATTATTTTCAAATGCCCCGCCCTTTCTTCCGCCAAATGATTGCCGCGGAGTCGCCCACATGGCCGGGTAAAATGGTGAAGCTGGCAAAGGCAACCGATTACGACGGCGACCGTGTGCTGGCCCTCATGGGCGAAGATATCAAAGGCGCCTTGCAAAAAAGTATCAACGAGCTTCAGTCGCCCCCGCTGGCCCCGAGTACCATAGAAGCCAAGGGGTTTGCGAAGCCCCTTATTGATACTTCGCACATGCTCAATTCAGTAGCCTATGAGGTCAACAAATCATGAGAACCAATATTTTTGCTTACACCCCGGCCGGCAACGCAAACCCGGCGTATATTTCCGTCAACCGCGAAGATGACGACCGCCTTACCGTGGCCGTGCGTAGCAATGGCGCCCAAACGGCGTCGTTTATCGAAATGCCGCGGGACGAACTGGCGAACCTGGCCGCCGCTATCGGGGCGCACCTTGAAGCCACGGCGCCGGCCGAAGTTGAGCCCGCCCCCGTCAAGGACGCAAAGTAAGCCATGGACTTGCGCGGCATCGCCAATGGTGTGACCAGCACGGTCAACCCGAACCAAACCGTTACCGTCTTGCGGTCGACGGGTTATACCATTGGCGCCGGCCGCCGCCAGGTTCCCAGCTACGCCGCCCCCGTGACCGGCCCCGGGCAGATTCAAGCCCTCGACGCCAACGATATAAAGCAGCTTGACGGCCTCAACGTTCAAGGCACCATCCGGGCAATCTACTTGCGCGGCAATCTTGCGGGCGTTATTCGTCCGGACGGAACCGGCGGCGATATTGTCCAAATTGCCGGGCAAGATTGGCTTGTCGTCAAGGTGCTGGAAGGCTGGCCCACTTGGACCAAGGCCGCCATTGTTCTACAAATGCCGGGGGCATAATGTACAGTTCAAGCATTACCGTTGACCAAGTAATTGACGCCCTGGCGGACTTCCTGGCGCCCTTCGTGCCGGCCGCCCAAATCGTCCGGGCTCAAGTTAACCGGGTTCCCATGCCGTCAAATCCGGGCATCGTGCTTACCGAATTGAACCAAGTCGACTTGAGCGTTCCGGATACCGAATACCAACCGGACGACAGCACAGCCACAATCAAGGGGCCGACGCGCATCGACGTTCAAATTGACTTTTACGGGGAGCAAGCAAGCGAGTTTTGCAAAACCGTGAAAACCGCTTTCCGTTCGCATTGGGGATTCTCGCATTTTCCGGCGAACATTAAGCCGCTGTACACGTCCGACGGCATTCAAGCCCCGCTTGTTACGGGGGAACAGCAGTACGAAAGCCGATGGACGTTAACGGCATCTTTGCAATACAATCCAATTGTTACGGTTCCCCAAGACTTTGCCGACGTTCTTGTTCCAAACAAGATTTTGCCGGCCGACGTGGTGGCACCGTGATTGCGGATTACCACTTATTTAACGAGGTGAACAAATGACTATCCCGGCCAGTGACATTGTTGTCGTCAACCCCGGCGTCGTTGGTTCCGGCGGTAATCCGCTGGCTCTTAACGGCGTCATGCTTTCCCAATCGGCATACCTTCCGACCAACGCTGTGCAATCCTTCGCCAGCGCGGACGCCGTAAGCGCCTTTTTCGGCCCCGCTTCCGCGGAGTACGCACTAGCGCAAACCTACTTCCTGGGCTTCGATAATTCGACCGTCAAGCCCGGCACCCTGCTTTTTGCGCCGTTCGTGGCGACCGCCCGTGCGGCCTGGCTGCAATCCGGTTCCCTGGTCGGCATGACCCTGGCGCAACTGCAAGCCCTTTCCGGCATCCTTACTGTAACCATGAACGGCACCGTGAAGACGTCGACCAGTATCAACCTGGCAACGGCTACCAGTTTCAGCGACGCGGCCACGAAGATTGCCGCCGGCTTCACTGGCGGCCCGACCGTCACCTGGGACGCTATCAGGTCCGTTTTCATTCTGACTTCCAGCACCACGGGCGCCGCTTCCACCATGACCGAAGCGACCGGCACCCTGTCCGCCGGCCTCAAGCTGACCAGCGCGACCGGCATGCTCCTTTCCCAAGGCGACGACGTTGATACGCCGGCAACCTGCATGGATATGGTCAAGAGCAAAACCCAAAATTGGGTCGACTTCATGACCATTTGGGAGCCCGTGACCGCGGACAAAACTAACTTTGCCGTTTGGACGAACGCGCAAAATCAGCGTTACGCCTATATCGTTTGGGACACCGACGCGCAAGCCATTATCAACGGTTCGACTACGAACTTCGGATACTTGGCGAAAACCGCGGCATACGACGGCGTCGTCCCGGTCTACAACACCAAGGAGCTTGCGGCCTTCGTGCTGGGCTCCGTGGCGTCCATCGACTTTAGCCGCACCAATGGTCGCATTACGGCCGCCTTCAAGTCCCAACCGGGCTTTACGGCCACTGTGACCGACCAGCAGATTGCCGCCAACCTCTTGGCGAACGGCTATAGCTTCTATGGCGCCTACGCGACGGCCAATGACAATTTCAACTTCCTGTATAACGGCCAAATGACCGGCAAATGGAAGTGGCTGGACACCTTCGTGGACCAAGTCTACTTGAACAGCCAATTCCAACTTGCGCTTATGACCCTGCTTACTCAGGTCAAGTCGATTCCGTACAACGAAAGCGGCTATAGCCTGATTCGTGCGGCCATGATTGACCCGATTACGGCGGCCCTGAATTTCGGCGCCATCCGTGCGGGCATCAGCATGTCGGCTTCCCAAAAGGCGCAGGTTAACCAAGCCGCCGGCCTGGACGTTTCGACCATCATCGAACAGCAAGGCTATCACTTGCAAATCCTTGACCCGGGCGCCCAAGTTCGCGGCAACCGCGGCACGCCGGTAATTAACTTCTGGTACACGGACGGCGGCGCCGTGCAGAAGATTACCGTCGCATCCATCGACATTATGTAATCGGGGGCCAGCAAAATGGACAATTCCACTATCACCAGCGCGAACAGCGTTTTTACCATCGTGGTTGCGGGCCTCTTCCCGTCACCCGTTCAACTCAAGGGCTACGCCAGCGACAAGGCTTTCACCACGGAAGCGGTCGACCTGGCAGAGGTCCAAATGGGCGTCGACGGGCGTATGACGGCGGGCTATGTCCCCAACCCCACGAAGCAAACCGTTACGCTGCAGGCTGACAGCCCCAGCAAGGACATTTTTGCCGCAATCGTGCAGGCCATGAAGACGGCCCGGGAAGTGTTCTATATCTCCGGTTCCATTTCGTTACCTTCGACCGGCGAATCCTTTACGCTTACCCGCGGTGTGCTGACGAACGCCAAGCAGATTCCGGACGCGCAAAAGGTCTTGCAGCCGGTCGACTACGTCATTACCTGGGAGTCGGTCAACCGCTCCTTGCTGTAACCAGTTAGCCCCGGGCAGGCCCACAAAGCCGCGTTGCCCTCTCCCGACGCACGCCCGGGGCACCTATCACCAAGGAGAGGTTCACGATACGGAGAGGTATCACCATGGCACGCAATACAGCGAATTACACCGTTACCGACGAAGGTCGGGACCAAGGCAAGGTTTTTGTACTTACGGAAATGCCCGCCAGCCGGGCGGAATCCTGGGCAATGCGGGCGCTTCTGGCCCTCATGGCTGGCGGTGTGGAAGTCCCGCCAGGCTTTGACCGCATGGGCATGGCCGCAATGGCTGAAATGGGCATTAAGGCCCTTGTCGGCCTGAAATGGGAGGTTGCGGAACCGCTCCTAGCCGAAATGTGGTCGTGCGTTCAAATCATGCCGGACCCCACGAAGCCGCACGTTATCCGCAATCTCATTGAAGATGACATAGAAGAGATTACGACCCGCATCAAGCTACGGGCCGAAGTGTGGAAGTTGCATACGGGTTTTTTGAAGGCCGTCGTCCACTCAATCTCCGAAGGCTCCCGGCCGGCGGCGGCCAGCAAAAAGGGTTCGCGGAATACGTGAACATTTCGGCCCCCATAGCGACGCTACTGTCCAAACGCATGGCAACGTTGCATGAATTGGATACGGTCTATGGGGTCCAAGACGTCTACGATATGCTAGAGGTAGTAACGATAGACGACTACAATAACGCCTTGGCGAACCGGGAATAATCCACATGGCTACAATTATCGACAGCTTACTGGTAAAACTTGGCCTTGACTCTTCGGAGTTTGAGGCCAAGAAGTCCAAGGTCGACAAGGGCCTTAAGGATACCGGCGCCGAAGCGGAAAAGACCGGGTCGAAACTCAAGAAGTCCGGAAAGGACGGCGCCGACGGCTTTGAGAATGTAGCCAAAAGCGCCGCCAAATTCCTTGCCATCATCGGCGGGACAATGGCCGTAAAGCGGTTCATTGAAAACCAGATAGAAGCAAACGCGGCCCTTGACCGCTTCGCGCAAAACCTCGACCAAAGTGTCAATAGCATTTCCGCATGGTCCAATGCCGCCGAACTGGCCGGCGGGACCGGGGAAGGCTTGCAAGGCACTATGGACATGCTCAGTAAGTCGCAAACTGAATTGCAGCTTACCGGGCAATCCTCCCTTATCCCGTATTTCTCCGCGCTGGGCATGAGCCTGGCCGATACGCAAGGCAAAGCCCGCCCCGTCAATGACCTGTTGCTAGACCTGTCCGACCGCTTTAGTAAGATGGACCGGACCACGGCCAACAACATGGGCCGCATGATGGGTATTGACCAAGGCACCATGCAACTTTTGCTTAAGGGGCGGTCGGAAGTTGAATTGATGATTGCCCGGCAAAAGGAGTACGGGGCCGTAACCAAGCAGCAAGCCGAAGAGGCCAGCCGCTTGCGTAACGCCATGGTTTCCAGCCGGCAAAGCTTTGAAGCGTTCGGCCGCGAATTGCTGTCGGCCGCTACTCCGGCGCTGGAAAAAATGTTTGCCATTTTCGCGGACTTCGGCGCCTGGATTCGGGAAAATAAGGAATTCGTGCAAACGTTCCTTACCATCATTGTCGTCGGCCTGGCGGGCATCGCCGCGGCTACGATTCCCATTAACCTGACTGTGGTCGCCGTGCTGGCACTGGCCGCCGCAATCGCCGCCCTGTGGCAAGATTACCAAACGTGGAAACGCGGGGGCGATAGCTTCATTGATTGGGGCAAATGGGAACCCGGATTTAAGGCCGCCGGCCAGGCAATCAAATGGCTTAAGGACTTGTTGGGCGACATGGTGTACCGTGCAATTGCCGCGGCCGACGTGCTGTCCGCCGTGTTTGAACGCGATTGGAAGCGGGCCAAGTTCGCCGCCGGGGAATTCTTGAGCGGCAACGGCAAGAAGTATGGCGCCGAAGAAGCCCCAGCACCCCCGGGCGCCCCCGGTTCCCCGGCTCCGGCCGCCGCCCCCTCCGGTACTGTCAATTCCACCGGCAAGAGCCCGGCCGCCGCCCCCTCCGGTACTGTCAATTCCACCGGCAAGAGCCCGGCCGGCGGCGCCAAGGAAGAGCAAGCCGCAATGGCCTATTTTCAGGCCCAAGGCTGGTCGCGGGAGCAGGCTGCAGGCTTGGCCGCCAACATCAAGCGGGAAAGCGCCTTTAGGGCGGACGCCGTGGGCGACAACGGCAAGGCGTATGGCATCGGCCAATGGCACCCCGACCGGCAAGCCGTCTTCCAAAAGGTCTTTGGCAAACCGATTCAAGGGTCGTCAATTGAAGAGCAAATGGCCTTCATGCAATATGAATTGACCCAAGGTAACGAACGCAAAGCCGGAAACTTGCTTAAAGGTGCGACGCGGGCGGACGAAGCCGCGGCCATCGTGTCCAAGCACTACGAACGCCCGGCTGACCGGGAGGGTGAAGCGGCCAAGCGGGGACAAATGGCCCTTGCAATGCTCGGGGGCGTGCCTGGCGCCTCTCAGGCGGCCGTCGGGGCTGGTGCGGTGCAGGTTGCCCAAGCAAACGCCGCCGCGGCCCCTGGCGCCACGTCCAAGAGCGTTGAAACCCACATTGGGGAGGTCAAGGTATACACGGCCGCCACGGACGCCAACGGCATTGCCAAGGATATGGGCAAGTCCCTGGATTACCTCTTTACCTCTCAAGCAAATTACGGGTTGACCTAATATGGCGCTTATCCCTTTCCCCAACGTACCGAAGTTGCCAGGCGTGCCGGCGCTTCCCCGGTCGCCAAACTTCCCGCCGGCCGTTCGCGCTGGCCTGGGGCTGGTACAGGGTATGCTTTGGCGCATCTTCCAAGTTGAAACCCGTTGGGGCATCTTTGACAGTCAAGGCAAGCCCCTTGGCGACCCGGCCAAGTTCACCGGGCTCATTGGTAACGCCTTGGACGCCGCCGGCCTGGGCTCCACGCTGTCCACCAACGCCGTGGAGTATTCCAAGGAAACCCGCGTAAGCGACTTCCCGATTGAGCAAGGCAGCTTTGCCAGCTACAACAAGGTCGAAGCCCCCGCGGCGCCGACCGTTACCTTGTGCCTGACGGGGAGCGAAAAGAACCGCCGCACCTTTTTGGACGCCATCGACGCCGCCTGCAAATCGACGGACCTGTACAGCGTTGTAACGCCCGAAGTTACCTATATTGACTACAGCGTCGAGCGGTACAACTACCAGCGCCGCAACAGCAAGGGGGCGACCCTTCTTCTTGTGGAAATCACCTTGAAGGAAATCCGCCAGGTATCGGCAGCCTATTCGATATCGGACAAGGGGCAAGTTGACGCACCGAAAGACGCCGGAGCAACACCCCAAGTCGATAATGGCAAGGTGCAGGCCCAAACGCCCAAGCCCTCAACGCTCAAGAGCTTGGCCGATAAACTCCCGGGGCTTGCTGATAAGGCAAGTTCCTACCTGCAAGGGTTGGTGAAATAATGCAAGCCGTACCGTTACAGCCCGTGCCGTCCCAATCCGTCAAAGTGGTTTTAGGCGGCCAGAATTGCCAAATTCTTGTGTACCAAAAGCCGCAAGGCGTCTTTGTTGATGTTGCGGTAAATGGCGTCGACGTGGCTGTGGCAACCATCGCCCGCGACGCGGTCCCGCTGGTGTGCCGGGAGTACGCCGGGTTTGCCGGAAACTTACTTTTTATTGATTCCCAAGGGAGCGACGACCCCAGCTATTCCGGCTTAGGCGACCGCTTTGCCATGGTCTATTTGACGGCGGAAGAATATGCCCTCATTTGAAAATAAAAAGGCGCTCCGCTTCGTCATTACCTTGGGAACGGGGAAGTTTGGGTCGTCCGATAATGACACCATTACGCTGCAGGGCTTCCGCGCAATTGCGGACATTGACAAGGCCGGCGGCATGATGATGGGCACCCTACGCGCCAAAATTTACGGCGTCGCGCAAGCCGATATGAACAGCGTTACGACGCTGCAATGGAAGCCCGGTACGCTCATTCCCAACACCGTGGAAGTCTACGCCATTGACGGCGCCGCGGAAACGCTGGTATTCGCCGGCAACATCGTTAACGCCTGGGCTGATTATCAAGGCATGCCCGACGTCTTCCTCCACATTCAGGCGCAATCCGCCTTCTTCAATACCTTGAAGGCTGTACCGCCCCGGAGCTTCAAGGGGCGCGTCGATGTTGCCACGGTCATGGGGCAGATTGCCCGCGACCTGGGCTACACTTTCGAGAACAACGGCGTTACTACGCAACTGGTCGACGTGTATCTGCCCAATACCGGCATGGAACAGGCCAAAGACCTTGCACGGGCCGCCGGGTGCGACCTGTACCTTGACGACAAGATATTGGCAATCACGCCCCCGAACGTGCCCCGCAAGGTAATTATTCCGCTCATTTCGCCAGCGTCCGGCTTGGTTGGCTATCCAACCTTTGACGGTGTGGGCGTCAATTTTCAAACCCTATTCAATCCGGCAATTACCTTTGGGGGCTCCGTCAAGCTGGTAACGGACGTGCAACAAGCGGCCGGGGAATGGGTTGTAACTTCGGTCGGCCATCGGCTGGAATCCGAAAAGCCGGGCGGCGCCTGGTTTTCAAATGTAAGGGGTAACGCTAATGGCCTCGCCGTCGTCGGACGCTAACGGAATCCCAAGCGGCCAGCTTAAAGCGGCCAGCACTTGGGGCGAATTCAACAATATGGCTTTCATGGTGCAACAGGCACTAGGGAAGATGCAAACCGCGACCCTGGTCCGGATTGAGGCTTGCACGAACGCGGGCGGCCTGTCCCCCGTTGGATATGTCGACGTCACGCCCATGATCAACCAGCTTGACGGCCAGGGCAACCCGACGCCCCATGTGACAATTTACAACGTGCCCTATTTCCGGCTGCAGGGCGGCGCGAACGGCATCATTATTGACCCGCAAAAAGGGGACATTGGCGTCGCCGTCTTCGCGTCCCGTGACATTTCGCAAGTCAAGTCGACCAAGAAGCAAGGCAACCCGGGGAGCCATCGCCAATACAGCTTTGCCGACGGCATGTACCTTGGCGGCATGCTCAACGGTACGCCGACGCAATACGTCCAATTCAGCGCCGCGGGCATCAAAATTCATTCCCCGACGGCCGTGGTCATTGATGCCCCGGTCGTTGAAATCGACGCCGCTACGTCTTGCACTGTCAATACGCCAACCTTCACGGTCAACGGTTCAACCGTGCTTAACGGACCCTTGAGCCAAGGCAAAGGGAGTGCCGGGGGCGCCTGTGAAATGCTTGGACCACTCAACGTCGTCAACGATGTTGTTGGACAGGGCAAGAGCCTTCATAATCACGTCCACGGGGGAGTTCAAACCGGGGGCGGTAACACAGGGGCGCCAGTATGACGCAATACAACACGCTTTTGCTTGACCAAGGGCAATGGGATTTGGTCATAGACAGCGCCGGCAATATCGCCATGGCGACGCCCCCTTACGCCTTGGCCCAAGACGTTGCAAGCGCCGTGCGCCTGTTCCTGGGGGAACTGTGGTACTCCACGAAAAAGGGCATTCCGTACTTTGAAGACGTGCTAGGGCACTTGCCGCCGCTGTCACTTATGACGGGCTACATTGAGAAAGCGGCGCTAACAGTTCCCGGCGTCGTGTCCGCTCAATGTATAATTTCGGCATTCGACTCCCGCGAAATTACGGGGCAAATCCAATTTATTGACGAAACGGGAGCGGCTAACAATGTCACTTTCTAGCGTTCCAAAAATCCAGTTTACGCCGGCTGGCCTTGTCATTCCCGCGGAAACTGCCGTATTGGCGGGCGTTCAAGACGACATTAACGCCGCCTTTGGGGGCGGGCTCAATCCGGCGCTTGAAACGCCGCAAGGCCAACTTGCTTCCAGCCAGGCCGCGATTATCGGAGACAAGAATAACGAATTTGCATTATTCGTGAATCAAGTCGACCCGCAATATTCCGCCGACCGCTTCCAAGATGCCATTGCCCGCATTTACTTCCTGACACGCAAGCCGGCCACGCCGACCACGGTGCAGGCCACGCTTACCGGCCTTTCCGGCACCGTTGTTCCGGCCGGCACCCTGGCGCAAGACACGTCGGGGAATACCTACGTTTGCGCGGGTAACGCCACGATTGGGTCAACTGGTACGGTAATTGCAGAATTCCAAAATACCCAAACCGGCCCGATTCCTTGCGCCGCCGGCACGCTTACCCAAGTGTACCAAGCGGTCCCGGGCTGGGACGCAATCACGAACGCGGCCGACGGCACAATGGGGTCGGACGTTGAAAGCCGGGCGGATTTTGAATACCGCCGGAAGAATTCGGTCGCCCTGAATGCCGAAGGCACGAACGGCGCCATTTATGCGGCAGTCTTCAACCTGGCCGACGTGCTTGATTGCTACGTTATCGACAACCCGGCCGGCACCACGGTGAACAAGGGCGTGACCAATTACCCCATGGCCGCCCATTCGGTCTATGTTGCGGTCGTTGGCGGCGCCGACGCGGATATCGCGCAAGCCATTTGGACCAAAAAGGATTTGGGTTGCGATTACAACGGGAATACTTCCGTTACCGTCACCGACGGTGCTGGCTACAATTTCCCCTTGCCGACCTACACTGTGAAATTCAACCGGCCGGCGAACCTGCCCATTAAGTACGCCGTAAATATACTCAACGACTCTTCGTTGCCGTCCAATATTGTTGATTTGGTCAAGGCCGCGATTATTGCCAGGTTCAACGGTTCGGACGGAACCGCCCGGGAACGCATCGGGGCGTCGATTTTTGCAAGCCGATACTATGCCCCCGTGTCCGCCGTTGCGGCCAACGTGGCCGTCGTTTCAATCCTGATTGGCACCAGCACGCCCACTTTGACCAAGGTCGACGTCGGCATTGACCAGCGCCCCACGTTGAGCGCGTCCGATATCACGGTGAACCTCGTATGATTGATTTTGAGAAAACCATAATCAGCCAGTACGGGAACAGCCCGACGATTCTCCAACTCGTTCAGAATATGAATGCGTACTTGGACCCGCGGGCGGACTTCGACGCGTTCTTCGACTACGTGTGGAACGTTGATACGGCGCAAGGCTTCGGCCTGGACATTTGGGGGCGTATCGTAGATATCGACCGGACGCTCTTGATACCTCCCCCGGTCGAATATTTCGGATTTAGCCAAGCCAGCCCGGGGTCGTTTCCGTTTAATGACAAGCCCTTTTATAACGGCATTCCTCCGGTTTCTGAAACCTACATTCTTAACGACGACGCCTATCGTCAATTGATTTTAGTCAAAGCCTTGGCGAACATTTCGGCCACAAATGCACCGACCTTAAATCAACTTTTGCAAAATCTCTTCGGCGCTCGCGGACGATGCTACGTCAACGATATGGGGGGCATGCGCTTAAGGTATACGTTTGAGTTCGACTTAACCGCCTACGAATGGGCGATAATTACGCAATCAGGCGCGATGCCGCACCCGGCTGGCGTCGAAACGTCAATGTTCAATAGCGCACTTCCGCTTTTCGGTTTTGCCGAAGCTGGGCCATCTGCTGTACCATTCGGGCAAGGTGTATTTATGCCATTAGGAGCCATTCATGCAACTATCTAACCGCCCCGGCAAACTGGTTTTGCCTTTCGCCGCTTCCGGGAACAAAAACGGAATTCCGGTAACTTCCCAAATCGGCATTACGCCTGGTGCGGCATCGCTAGCCGATGGGTTCCCGCCTCTCACAATGACGCCCGTCGCGGCTGGCGGCGTCCCGCCTTCCGGCCTCGACATGAACGGCATTCTGTACGAAATGTCGGCCGTAGTGCGTTGGGCGAACGCCGGGGGCGGTTATCCTTACGACGCGGACTTCGCAACGGACAGCAACGTTACTGGATACCCGAAGGGTGCCCGCGTCCTTCGCGCTGACGGCTCCGGCTACTGGTTCAATACCGTCGACGGAAACACCACGGACCCCGACAGCGGTGCCGCGGCGGATTGGGTGCCGGACTTCACGACCGGCGCTGCCGCTGTCACCATGACTAGCGCCAACGTTACGTTAACCCCTGTCCAATACGGCAAGCCCATCATTGTGGTATCTGGCCTGTTGACTTCCGATTTGAATTTGATTTTCCCCAATATCGACAGCCAGTGGGTTTTGGTCAACCAAACGACCGGCGGCTACAGCATTACGGCAAAGACCGCGGCGGGTACTGGCGTTCAAACGCAATCGGGTAACGTTGTGGGCCTGGTCGGGGACGCAACCAACATTTACGCCAGCGGGTCAAACAAAAACCAGTTTTTTGTAAGTGCCCGCAATTTCATTCAAACTGCAGTCGATGGAACGACCAGCAATCAGGCTGGAATCGAAGCCGTCGTCGCTTACGCTTATGCCATCGGGGCGCAAATCAATTGGGACGCCGGAACATACGTGTCCACGGCGAATATCCCGCATTTCCATGATGTTACCCATACCGGCCCCGGCGTAATTAAACGCGGCTCCGACACCTGGCTTATCAACGGGAAAACCGGAACGCATACGCTCTATGTCGCCACCACGGGGGACAACAATAACGACGGCTTGACTGCAACCCTGCCACGCCTGACGGTTCAATCCGCATTCGATGCGTTGGTCAATTGGTCCGACGCTTTGCTCCGTAACGGCATATTTACCGTGCAGCTTGCCGCGGGAACGTACACCGACGAAACCTATATTTTTGGCTTGCGTAGCAAAAATTCGATCAATCTTAAAGGGCCTAGTGTCGGCGGTTCTCCGAATGTTCCGACCGCAATCATTGATGGAACGACGCCGGGAAGCCGCGGAATTCTGCTGTATTTCCAAGGTTACATGAACGTGGCCGTTCAAGACGTGAAATTGCAAAACGTCACGGCCACGGGTACGGCTTTGGAATTTGATTACCATTGCGTCGGTTGGATGACGAACGTCCACATTCTCAACGGCGGATATAACGGCGTTCAAGCGTCCGTGTGTTCCCGTGTGGCAATGTCCGGCGGCATTATCGACACTTGTCAATATGGTTTCAATGCCTACGGATATTCCACGGTCACGGTCGGTTACGGCGGCGCCGCTGGTGCTGTTGGTACAAACAACCGTCCGCTAATCAAAAATTGCACGACGGCCGGCGTTTGGTTCGCGGGCGGCTTCGGTCATATCGATTACACCGATTTGCAAAATAATGCCCGCAATATCTATTTGACCAACGTAAGCCGGGCGCATGTCATGGGTTGCGCGTGTTCCGGCGCTAGTGTGGCCGACGTGGAATGCGAGGGGGCGTCGACTTGGTACAATGACACGACGATTACTAACACGTTTTCGTCCACGCGCAATTTTGCCCATGGTGGCGGATGCTTTGAGCAAGGCTCAGATTCCTACAAATCCCAATACGACAAGACAAACAACCGTTTCAAATGGGGCGGCAACGCGATTGCGACGCCGCAAGTCCCGTTCCATTTTGAATATTCCGTATCCGGTATTTCCCCGAACAGCAATACCCGCATGTTTGTCGATTCAGCAGCAGATAACTTAATTACCTTGGCCGCCGGAGCGTCCAATTCTGCCGGCCTCGCCTTTGCCAAAGCCGGCGGCGCAAATTTGGAAGGGGAGTTGTACTATTACTTTCCGACGTCGCGTATTTACTTCCGGTCAAGCAATGCCGATCAATACACGATGGATAGCGACGGATTGCAACCGGTTTCCGATAACGCCCGCACTCTTGGCAGCGTGTCGACTCGTTGGTCGGTTGTATATGCCGGCACGGGGACTATCAACACGTCGGACGAACGAGAAAAGACCTTTAGCGACATCATGGACGCCGAAACCAAAGTCGCCTTGGAACTTAAAAAGCTGATTCGTAAATTCCAGTTTAATGACGCTATTGCCGAAAAAGGCGCCGACGGTGCCCGCTATCACTTTGGCGTCGGCGCCCAAAGCGTTGTCGAGGTCTTCAAGAAATACAAGCTTGACCCGAGCAAATACGCCCTTTTCTGTTATGACGAATGGTCGGAGCAAGAAGAGATTGTCGAAACCTGGCCGGACGAACTGGACGAAGAAGGCAATGTAATTCGTGAAGC